TGTTTGGTATTTAGCCATTTTTTTTCTCCGTTAGGTTATTGTTTATAGATAACGCATCAGTAAATCGGTAGCATCTTTTGCATTACCGCTTTTCTTCAACGCATTAATCTTCTTCAACCTAGACTGACTATTCAAATCTTCCTTAGTAGATTTAACACCTGACTTAACAAATTTACTAGATGGTTTTACTTTTTTATTAACTAAACCAGGTTTAACTGATTTAGATTTTGTAAAACTCATACCATCCATGATCACATCAAAATATCTTGAATCATAAATTCTTGCGACATCATCATTTGAGAAGCCTTTAGAATTTAAATAACCCATGATATTATTTTTAACTGCACCACCTTTTATAGGGTCAGCAATCTCAGGATGTTTTAAATGAAGTTTTTTTTGTTCATTTCTAAGTATATCCTGAAACTGAGCTTCTTGATGTTCTCTCAGTTTTTGCTGTGCTTGTTGAATCGTTTGTTTTCGTTTATTAATCTTACGATCAATCTTAGCAGCTTCAGTTGGATCTTCATCCCAAAGAGCATCAAGCTCCTTAGAATTCATATCATTGTTAATCTCAGCATTTAAAGTAACTACTAATGAATTTAAATCATCCATCTTAGTTGAATACTGATTTTTAAGACGATCTTCTTCAGATTTTAGCTCTCTTTTTTCAATTGCTATCTCCTCAGTTTTTCGTCTGTAGTCAGCATCTTTTTGATAACCTGCTTTTAATTCGTCAAGGTCAACATCAATCTTTTCACCATTAACAATAACTTGGTGTAGATCGGTTGTTTGTTCTTCAATTGCATTTTCATCTTCTGATGCTTGTTCTTCATCTGCAACTTCTAAAGTTTCCTCTAGTTGAGTTTCAGGTTGTTGTTGTTCTTCTGTTTCAGTTTCCACTTTCGCTTCAACTTCTTCTTTTGGTTCAACTGGTGCTGCTTCTGTTTGAGGTTTTTTGATAACACCTTTAGTGTCCATCAAACCTTCAATAGAATTTGCTGCACCTTGTACTGAAGCATTGTTCAGTAATGGGTTTTGGTCAGACATTAAGTCCTCCTATTGTTAAGCTGTCTTTTATGACTTGGCTTATTCTAACCATCTTGGTTAAAATTTTGTATTATTCTGTTGTTTCCTGAAATCTTCCAACTGTTTAGTTGCAAGTTCCCCTGTTTCAATAACAGTTTGTAGATGTTGCTCTACTTTTCCAACAACATTATAAGCAATCCAGAGTTTTTCTCTGGTATCACTTTCTTTAGCACCTGTTTTTTCAAGAAGTGCTTCAGAATAAAGTTTTTTTAGAGATTCAATGGCCTCTATAAAAATTTTATTCCCTAATATCTGTTTGGCTTCGCTGGATCGGCTGATCTCCACCGCCCTGTCCGCCTGGTCTTTCGCTTTCATTTATTCCTTTTAATTGATCGCTAAACATATTAGCAGATTTTTGTGCCTGTTCAATAATTTTAGTATCACTTGACATCATCATCTTATCTAAGTCTGCATCTGCTTTAATTTTTGCTGTATCAAGTTGCGTATTATATTTCAAAGCCATTTCTTTTATTTTAGCCTCAAAGTCTAGTTGCATCTCTTGAGTTTTTTGTGCCAATTCTTTAGATTGTAATTCAAGATCAGCAATTTTTCTTTTATTTTCTGCATCAATTCTAGTAAATTCTATTTTTTCAATAGGTGTTAATGGTGGTGGTTGAGGAGGTGGCATCATTTGTTTTCCAATATCAGGATCAACAAAATAATTTTCTACATTTTTAAGACCAGCATTTTCAATAACTTTACTTAAAGTATTATAAATATTTTTTAATGAAACCATTGGCATTTCTTTTCCGCCCTGTAATTGAAATGCTTGTATTTGTCTTTCCAAAATGCTGTTCAGCATAACTGTTTGTTGTTCTTTAGAACCAGTTCCAAGACCCACTACAATACTAATATTAAATCTATCTTTCCATTCAGTAGGTTTAACAGGAATGTATTGATTGTTTAACATTACAATTTTTTCTTTGTCTTGATATTTAACCATTAGTTCAAATATTTTTCTAAACAAATCTTTAACACCTGTTTCAGCAAATATTCTAGCAATTAATTCTGAACGCATTTGCGTTTGTGTCATTAAAGTATTTACACCAGTTGCAGTTTTTGAATTTAAAGTATCTGCATCTAATCCTTGTGCTGATTTTGTAATACCAGTTCTTGCTTCTCTAACTGTATCTAAATAACTTAGCATTGGAAATGCTTGTTGTGAGATTGGTTGTGATTGCAAAGGTTGCATTACTTGATTCGGTGGTTGTTTAGTTCTAACTACTCCACCTGGTCTTGTTGTTAGTAGGTCATCCATGTTCACCATACCATCCATAACTGCAACTCTATTGTTATTAGTTAAATACATATTGTCTAACAACTGACGCATTACAGTTGATTTCATTAATTGAATATCTTCAACTAACTCCGAAACTGATCTACCATAAAATCTATGTGGCATTGGAATTGGTGTGACAGTTACAAAGGGAATATTATCACAAGGCATATTTTCTAACACCATAGAACCATCATCACCTGCTGAAACTATTTTTCTAAGTTCTGCTATACCATCTTCGTCATAGTCATATTTTACATAGGATTCATAAATTGAAACTTTTGTATTTTGTCCTTGTGCATAATTATCAGTTAAATATTCATCTATATCTCCTTGTCTAACTATGTTTTCAGTATTGTAAATATCATCACTTGATGCTGGAAGATTATTAACTTCATCCTCATCATAACCCATAGCAATTAAATCTGATCTTGATATTAAAACTTTATGAGAAACAAAGTCAGCTTCTTCAATTGTTTTAGCATTACGATCAATTAAAAATTCTTCTGGTGGAACACTTTCAACTTTTATCTTACCAGTTTTTTTTGTTCTTTTAATTTTACAATTATATAAAATAAAATCTGGTGTTTGCATTTCAGGAATTTCTAAACCTTGAGCTTCATATTGCTCAATAGCTTTTTCAAATTCTGCTTTAGAAAATTCGTCTTCTACTTCTTCTTCTTCAATAAATTCTATTTCATCCCTAGTATCTTCTAGTGCTTCTTTGTCTTCCAATGATAAATTTTGATAAGTTTCAAATTCTACACTTTCAGATTCATCCCAGTAAATTTTTAAAAAACCATTTTTCTCAATTAAAGCATCTTTGAAAAAATTATATAATAATTGAAAGCCATTATTTTCTTTGTAAAAAACATGATTTAAATAAGTTGTCGCTTGGTCTGCCATAGGAACATCTTCAGCAGTTACAGGTTCGCACTTAACTACTTTGTCTGATGCTGTAAATATTCTTAATAAGTTTGGTAAGATACTTTCAATTGTGTCAGACACATCAGTTGATACCACTTGTGAACGACCATCTATTTCTGTTCCAAGTTTATCACCTAAATAATATTCAAGAGATTTTTTTCTGGACTCAGAAAGATTACCACCTAAATATCCAAGAGCATTTTCTATATGATTGCCAAGTACACTTTTTAATTTTAAATCAAATTCTATTTTTTTATCTGCCATATTAAACTATATAATTTGTGTTAACATATACTTCTTCATTCCAGTCAGTCATTTTACCACCAACAAAAGTACACCCATATCTAAAAGAATCTGCTGGATGACTTGCAAAATTATGAATGGGTCTGTTTTTAAAACATTGGTTTTTGTCATCCCATTTTTTTTGATAAGCCTTCAATGCCTCAACTCCTTGATGTGTTTTTTCTTTATCAAAATAACATTTAGGTAAATTCTTTCTAACAGCTTCAATACCATCTTCAATAGAAAGTTTTGGAGCTATATCAAAAGATATACCTAATTCAAGAGCTGATTCTAATCTTGATTTGCCGAAAGCTCCTAATTCTCTAACTTTTATATCATGTGGAGCTATATGTCTATCATATTTATAAGGTTTGGAGTCTAGCAGGTCAGCATAGAAATCTAAGCCTTCTCCAGATGATTCTTCATAATCAATTACTCTAATCTCATCTCCATGTCTTTGCACAAACCATATTGCGGTTGAATCTTTAAGACCCAAATCCCACCATGTTTCACAATCTAAACTTTCATCATAAGGTACATCTGTAATCTTATTATTTTTTTGTAAGTCATCAATGATTGCACCATAGTAAGATCCAGTAATTGCAGCTTGAAACGAACACTCAAATTCTTGGTCGTATAAATCTTCTGACATCATTTGTTTAGCAGAGTCTAATTCATCTTGATCTAATATTTTTGTATCACTAGCTTTAAATACTGAAGTCCACCAATCCTTTTGTGTTTGAGCCTCTTTGTGTAATTTGTAAAAATAATTTTGACCTTTTGGCGTTCCAATAAATATACACCATCCTTTTCTGTCTGCCAAAGCAGGTCTGATGATCTCAGGAAATATCGTTGGAGATAAACTTTGCGTTTCATCCATCACACATCCATCTAAGAAAATTCCTCTGAGTGCCTGATCGTTTTCAGCTCCAAGAATAGTTATCCTTGCTCCATTAGGAAAATCGCATCTAAGTTCTGATTCATTAAATTTAACAAAAGGAATATTCTTACCAAAGGTTTTTATATAATCCCAAGCAGTTGCTTTACCCTGTTTGAATGTGGGACTTATAAATGCGTATCTTGGATTGGGCTTTGGGTTTGTCAAAGCATCTCTAATCATGTGATTAATACACATCACAGTCTTGCCAGACCTTCTATGTGCAACGATTACATTAAATCGGTGCTTTATCATTTCATTGTGCAAAAATTTTTGCAGTTTTCTAGGTGTATATGGAATTACAATTTCAGTCATTTTTTAAACAAAACCCCCCTGTTAGTGAATAGTCGTATTCTCAAGGTAATTCAATTGATTAATTCCAAGCTCATCAAGCATGAAATCGCTAAAGTGTTTAGCATGGTGAAGATCGTCAAAGCCATCAAAGTGTATTATCACAGATTCAGTAGATTCTGAAACTACAACTAATGCGTTTATTTTGTTTTTCTTTTTAATTTTCTTTTTTGGCATAAGAGGAACTCTTTGTTTAGATATATATACCTCCTAACTATAAAAATAAATCGTTAAATTTATAATCAGGCAAGGGGTCAAACAAAACCGCCCTCTTTTTAAAACTCTTTTTAGTTAGTACTGATAGTCATCTATTATTAGAACAACTTTAAACTAGAATTAATTTAAACTTTAAATAAAAATACAGCTTTGAGTTGCTCTATATAAGATTGACGCAACTTTATAAACAAAGCATAGAAAATCTTTAAGCTTTGCAAGTGTATTAATATTGTTTTTATTGAATAAATTTAATTTAATCCTTAGCCCATTTAACAATCAAGGGCTTATTATCAGCGTTAGAAAGCTGTAATTTTTGAGCATTATCATTATATTTCGGTAATAACTTTGATGCTTTCCATCTATTTAAATTAGTTATTTCTTTTAATAGATTGGTAATTGCTAGATCACCTTTGCCATTTGCTTTAAATTCATCAACAGTTTTATTCAACATATCTATATTATTAGATAATAAATAATCTATTCCATCTTCTTTAGCTTCTTCATATAATCTTCTAATCTTTGGTTTCTTTCTCATTAACTTTCTAAGGCCTTCATAAGATAGGTTCTTATCATCTAGAACAGATTTTACAGATTTGCCTAAGGCCAGTTGTTCAAACACATCTTCCAAAGTAGCTGAATCGAATTTTATTTTGTTCATATTATTTTATATTTAAGTATTGACAAACTATTGACAATAATATAATTGTTTGTTATGTTTAATTTATACACAAAAAACAACTAAAAAGGAAGGGCAATTATGACTTATAAAGACATTATTAAAATGATTAATGACGCTTACAGCTCATTAAGAATATTAAACAACATAGACTGGAAAGCTTACAGAGATGAAATTTACAAGCTTGAAAGACAATATGAAAAAAACCATAGACAATATTGTGATGGAAGACAGTATGATTTCAGCGTTGATATTGCATCAAAATTGTTTGTAGTACAGCATATTGCTTCAGCATTAAAAGGTACTAGACATGATATAAAGAGCTATTTATTTTTGAAGAAGTCTATTTTTTTAGCTGAAAGCTTAGTAATCAATTATGAAGATAAGATCAAAGAAGCATTAAAAGACTTTGATTTAAATAAACTTTGTAATCTTGACTATACAATTTTAACTGAAAAAAAAGTTGCTTAATAAACTATTGACAAATAAATTCAATAAGTATAATCTGTCAATAACTAACAAAGGAAGGTGAAACAATGACAAAAAATAAATATGCTACTATTCAAGACTTAGTAACTGGTAAAAATTTTGACTTCTTTAATAACTTTGAAGATCAAGTTTTTAAAACAAAGACAGTTTGTATTAATGATGTTGGTTATGATTGGTTTGATTGTTTAAGTGATGATGAGCAAAGTTATGTTCAACAGTTACCAAAATATTCACACCTTGAATATGATGAAGTAATCAAACAATATGACAAAGATTCATTGACTAACATAATTAAACGACAACAGGCTCAAGGTTGGAAGTGTAATAGTGAAGGAAACATAATAGGAATTATAGAAGGGTAATTATGAAAATAGAAGACTTAAAAATCAAAGTAAAACCAAAATATTATTTTGGATATTTACAAGGCTATACTGTTTCAATAAATGGAAAGAAATTTCCAACAAAAAGAAATTATGTATATGCTCATAATGAAGACAACAAAGCAATTAAAACAGCTTTGATTGATGGCAATTATCATAATGATGATGAGCTTGTAGCAAGTACATTTAAAAAAGAGATGAAAGAAAGAGGTCTAATATAATGAAAGATAAATTTAAAATAGTTGACTGGATGAACAATAGAATATTTCCTGATAAAGCATTTACTAGCTTTGAACATGGATGGGAATATATCTATAGCAAGTTTGATAATGAAGAAGATCATCAAGAATATTTTGTAGTTGATATTAACCAAAAAGAAAGAGGTCAGATATGAAAGACTTTTTATTTAAAGCTTTTGTGTTTTTATTTATGGCCTCAAGCCTGACTGGTTTGATGTTGTTAATTTTACATACATGGGCAACTCAAGGCGGTCTGTAATGATTAGAGCAATATATTTTAGTTTATGCTTTGGATTAGCTTTATTAGGCCTATTTGTAATAACTCATATCAATTTAACTTTGGGTCTAAGTATGTTTGCTTTGTTCATTGTTAAGTTTTTATTAATGCTACCTAGTACAGAAAGAGGTTAATTTATGTTAGATCAAATAATTTATAAAAAATGGTACATAGATCATGTTTATGATTGTTCAGAAGGTTATGATGAAATAGATCATTATGCTATT